AGCAGTTCAGACTCATGGATTGTATAACATGAATGACTTCCTTCCTAAGAAGCCAGACGACGTTGCTATTAAAGTGATGAAAGAAATGTTTGAAGCATCAGTAGATGGTGAAGCATATGATGCAGATCGTTGGAGCCAATACTTCCGACCAAGCGGTATGCAAGCTCGCACAGGCGATCCTATGAAAGCCGCAAGTGTAGGTGCAACTGCAACTAGCCAAAGTGCTCCAGTAGCACAAGCAGCACCTGCTCCAGTAGCACAAGCAGCACCTGCTCCAGTAGCACAAGCAGCACCTGCCCCGGCAGCAACTGGTGGTGCAGGCGACATCCTAGCGATGATCCGCGCACGTCAACAGCAGGCTTAATAAACAACACGGCTGGGGCCTCTGTGCTATAAGCATACGCCCTAGTTATCTTGGCTTTAAATAGGAGAAATAATGGCTAAATCATTTGATGTTAGTAAGTTCCGTAAGGACTTGACTAAAAGTATCTCAGGCGTGAGTGCTGGATTTAACGATCCTACTGATTGGATTTCAACAGGATCATACGCATTAAACTTGCTTATTTCAGGAGACTTTAACAAAGGTGTTCCGTTGGGTAAAGTAACTGTATTCGCAGGCGAATCAGGTGCAGGCAAGTCGTATTTTTGCAGTGGCAACATTGTAAAGAACGCACAAGAGCAAGGTATCTATGTAGTCCTAGTTGACTCAGAGAATGCACTTGACGAAAGCTGGTTGCATGCACTAGGTGTGCAGACTGGCGAAGACAAATTGCTTAAACTTAATATGGCAATGATTGATGACGTAGCAAAAACTATCTCAACTTTCATGATTGACTACAAAGCAATGAACGAAGAAGATCGTCCTAAAGTATTGTTTGTTATTGACAGCTTGGGTATGTTACTAACACCTACTGACGTCGATCAGTTCCAAAAGGGTGATATGAAGGGCGATATGGGTCGTAAGCCTAAAGCACTTACTTCATTAGTTCGTAACACTGTAAACATGATCGGCAGCTACAATGTTGGACTAGTTTGTACTAACCACACATATGCATCGCAGGACATGTTTGACCCAGATGATAAGATCTCAGGCGGTAGTGGCTTTATCTATGCATCAAGTATTGTTGTTGCAATGAAAAAGATGAAGTTAAAAGAAGACGAAGACGGCAATAAGATCACAGAAGTTATGGGTATCCGTGCAGGTTGTAAAGTAATGAAGACACGCTATGCAAAACCGTTTGAAGGTGTGCAGGTTAAGATTCCTTATGAAACTGGTATGAATCCTTACTCTGGTTTAGTTGAATTGTTTGAGAAGAAAAACTTATTGGTTAAGCAAGGCAATCGACTCAAGTATGTTGACTTAGCTGGTGTCGAGCATATCGATTATCGTAAGCAATGGAATGGTCCTAAACTTGAAATGATTATGTCAGAGTACAAAGAAAAAACAGCTACTGTGGTAAATACCGGTGAAGTTGTTGAAGATACAGCTGATTTAATCGAAGAAACTTTTGAGGAATAATCTATGGACGAGAGTCAAATTGTAGAAGTGTGGACTTTATTTAAAGAGTACATTGATAAAAAGAATCATGAACTTGCAGCAGAGCGGTTTGTTGATTTGCTAGCTGACTACGGCGTAGCAGATGACACCCTAACTAATACACTAGGTTCTGATGCGGTGCTAGACGGTGCAATTAATTACTTCTTAGATATCGACGAAGAAAATTTTGCTGATGACGATTCATGGGAAGATGAGGATTAATAATGGGCTGGTATTCAATCGTATCGCGTGACATTTCTAAAATTCCTGATGCAGTAGCGCATTATGAAAACGAACTGTTGTCTGCAAAACATGAGGTCAAACTCAAAGGTAATGTAGAACGTGCTGCGGCTGAAATGCCAGGCATTGTTGAACAACGCTTTAATCAACTCCAAGAGATCGAAGCAATCCTCAACTATTTAAATATCGAACTACGTAGATTGCGTAGTTCGTATTTTAAGAAATACCTCGAAAACTATCAACGAGCTCTGTCTAGTCGTGACGTTGAAAAATACGTAGACGGCGAGGCAGATGTTGTTGACTACGAAAAGATTATCAATGAGTTTGCACTAATGCGCAACAAGTGGTTAGGACTCTTAAAAGGCCTTGATCAAAAGCAATGGCAGATAACTAATGTTGTAAAGCTAAGAGTAGCAGGGATGGAAGATGCAAGTTTATAATGTTCTTATAGGATGCGATCAAAAGTACTACGAAGATTGGGGGATACATCTAATACGAAGTATTAGGTATTTTAATCCTTGGATAACATGCCATGTACACGTGGTTAATCCAATACATGTCGAAAAAATTGACGGTGTTGAGTATACTACTGAACACCGTGATTTCCCAAATGACACTGTTAAAATAGGATATTTGCAATGTGTAAGATTTTTAAAAGTTGCTGAAAAGTTTACAGATAATGATCTAGTAATGACACTTGATGCTGATACTATATGCACAAGGAAAACCACTCCACAAGCGTTTGAAGAAGCTACTAAGCATAAGATTACTATGCTAAGACATTTAAAAGCAAAGCACTGGTTAGCAGGACTGGTAACTTATGGCGAAGCGGGCTTTAAAGATGAATTAGCAGCTAAATTATTAGAAAAGCCTATTGAACAATGGGCACCTTTTTGGGACCAAACTATACTCGCTGAACTTAGTAAAAAGTATACATACAATGAACAACCAGCAAGATTATTTTGGATGAGTATAGGAAAAAATGGAAACCAGAGTGTATTTTTAACACTCAAAGGTAACCAAAAAGAAAAATCTAAGTATCTTGATACATACAAAAAATTTATGGTAAGGAATATATAATGCTAGACGAACACCTAGGTGGACACAACGGATTAACACATTTAGACGAAGGTGCTCTAACATGGTTAAAACAATTAGGACATACAAGTTTTTTAGACATTGGCTGCGGCCCAGGCGGCATGGTAGAGCTTGCTGAACAATTAGGTTTTAAAGTTCTCGGAGTTGACGGCGATCATACACTTGAAAGATATAAAAAAGAAAACTTTATCATTCACGACTTTCAAGAAGGTCCCGCGCCAGTTAAACAATTTTTTGACATAGGCTGGAGTGTAGAATTTGTTGAGCACGTATATGAAAAATATATTCCTAACTACTAAAGGCAATGCAACAATGTAAAAATGTTATTATGACACATGCAGTTGTAGGACAAACAGGATACCATCATGTTAATTGTCAAAATGCTCCTTACTGGATTGCTAAGATGGCAGAGTACGGATTAAAAAATACGACAGAAGTTTTGAAGTCTTGCTACATAATAATCATCAACAAACATCTATAAAGATTGTAAGCTAAGGAAAATATATGACAAATTGGTTAGATGCATGGGCTAGCAAAGAGCATGCTAAAAATAAAACTATAGTATTCAATGCATTGGATAGTTATATTAATAGTAACCCAGTATCTATATTAGATATCGGATGCGGATTAGCAATAGAATCAGAAATGTTCCAAAAGAAATATAATTCTAATTTGTTTTTATTAGACGGAGACTTTGACAACACTGCAAACAAGAACAGAGATACTAATTATGGTGCTACAGATTCTTTTAAATTTTATAATAAACTAGACACATTAAAAGAGTCATATTCTCAAAGAAATTTAAATTATACCTTTATTAATGCAGCAGATATTCAAGTAGACGCTAATGTTAAATTTGATATTGTATACAGTATAATGAGCTGTGGCTTTCACTATCCGTTAGGAACATATGCTAACCTAATTAAAAAACATACAACAAGTAATAGTAAAATTATTGTAGATATCCGTAATGGTAAATTAGATAAACAAGATTGTGATTTTGAGATTGTAGATACAGTACATTCTGGCAAGAAACATACTATGTATCAGATAAAATTCTTGTAATAAACTGCACATATAAATAACTACATGAAAATTGTACTTTGCACTGGCGGATATGACCCGTTGCATTCTGGGCATATTGCCTACTTTAAAGCAGCAAAAGAATTAGGCGACCATTTAGTTGTTGGTCTAAATTCAGACGAATGGCTTACTCGTAAAAAAGGTAGGCCTTTCATGGACGTGTACGAACGTTGTCGCATTATAGAATCATTAGCAGTTGTAGATAAAGTTGTGTGCTACCCTGATGCAGATGACAGCAGTAAAAATACTATTACTGGTGTTAGAGCAATGTATCCAGACGCTACAATTATATTTGCCAATGGCGGCGATCGTACTAAAGAAAACATTCCAGAGATGGACTTAGTGGACAATAACTTAGAGTTTGTGTTTGGGGTCGGCGGAGAGGATAAAAAGAATAGCAGTAGTTGGATCCTTAAAGAATGGAAAGCACCTAAGACAGAACGACAATGGGGATACTATCGTGTGATACACGAATACGATAAACACACTAAAGTAAAAGAACTTACTGTAGGTCCGGGCAAAACATTATCAATGCAACGACATCAACATCGTGCAGAGCATTGGTTTGTTGTTGAAGGCACTGCTAGTGTGTACACATTAGACAGCAGTACTGATACTGAGTTAGTAGGAACATTCACTAAACATCAAGCATTACATATCCCTAAGACGCAATGGCATATGCTAGCTAATGAAACTACTAAGCCATTAAAACTTGTAGAAATACAATACGGCGAAGCATGTGTGGAGGAAGACATTGAACGAAGAGATTAAACCGTTTAAAATTTTTATAGGATGGGACAGCCGAGAAGATATTGCTTATCAAGTATGCAAAAAAAGTATACTTGATACTGCAACTGTTCCTGTTGAAATAATACCATTGAAGCAAAAAGTTTTAAAGAGCGAAGGAGTCTATTGGAGAGAAAAAGACAAACTGGCTAGCACAGAATTTACGTTTACTAGATTTTTAGTGCCTACTCTTCAAGATTTTATGGGTTGGGCATTGTTTATTGATTGTGACTTTGTTGCATTAGAAGATGTTAAAAAATTGTTTGACCAACGTAATGACAAGTACGCTGTAATGTGTGCTCACCACGACTATACTCCTAAAGAAGGTACAAAAATGGATGGTGAGAAACAAACTGTGTATCCACGTAAGAATTGGTCAAGCATGATGTTAATTAATTGTGCTCATCCTAGTAATGCTAAACTATCAGCAGAGTTTGTGAATAATCCAGAAATTGATGGGAAATATCTGCATAGATTTAGTTGGCTTAAGGATAATGAAATAGGCAAACTAAGTCACGAATGGAATTGGTTAGTTGGCTGGTACAAAGAACCTACAGATGGTAAACCTAAGTTTTTACATTATACTGAAGGTGGCCCGTGGTTTGATAATTATAAAAACTGTGAATATTCATCTGAGTGGTACCAAATGCAATCTAAGATGTATGCAACTAAAGTAAATGAGTTAACTCAAGAAATACAAAATTTAAAATCTAGAACATTTGAAATAGATGATTTAACATTACCTAAGAAAACTAAAACACTGTTAGCTGCCTACTTACACAATCTTATAGATCCTGATGAAGAAATATATAAAACAAAAGAGACAATAAGACAGATATTGGAAGAAAATATGGGAATAAAAGTGGCGGCGATCGCACCAACAGCAGATGACTTTGATCTTAGTAAAAAAGGCTTAGAATATGATCCTTGTTTGCAAGATTTTATTATAGGAGCCGGCGGCAAGATTAGCAGCTTCGACTTGCAAAAAGGCACAAACAACACCTTAGTAATAAGAGGCCTTGGCGGCGGAAGCCAGAAAGCGTTACAGTATTGCATAGAAAATAATATAGATTATTATGCAATTGACACTGGATATTTGCAACCTTCAACATGTAAAGACTATCATCGTATTACTAAAAATAATTTACAAAATTTAGGACCGATAATTGAAAGAGACACTGATAGGTTAAGTATACTAAAGTGGCGTTATAAAAAACATAAACCGGGAAAACACATTTTAGTTGTTCCTCCTAGTGAAAAAGTTATGATATTTTACGGACATGATCTTGATTCTTGGATGACTTTTACAGTTGCAGAAATTAAAAAATACACCAATAGACCGATTACGATTAGACTAAAGCCAGGTCGCACTGAACGGGTAACAACTAATACAATTCAACAAGCTATGGAGAACGCATATTGTGTAGTAACATACAATAGTATTGCTGCTACTGAAGCAATACTATACGGATTACCTGCCATAGCACTTGCTCCAAATTCAGCTAGAATGTTATGTAATACAGCAATAGAGCAAATTAACAATTTGCACATTCCGACAGCAGATGAAGTTACTGCATTTGCAGCGCACCTTAGTTACTGTCAATTTACTCTGCGTGAAATTCGGACAGGCTATGCGTGGAGTATATTAAATGAAAGTAATTAGTTATTTAAAAACAGTTCCGGCAAGGAACTCTAATCTGCAAAAGCCTGAAATATTAAGAAAATTTATACAAGGCGTAAATGCTTGCGGCGATAACGGAATAGTTAGTAACAGTGATATTGCCCAACCTTCTGACGTAGCAATAATACAGGGATGGGTATATTCTGATATTAGTAGCCCCCATTTAAAGTTAAGAAAACAATTAATAGATACACAAACTGTAGTATCAGGTGATGCTAATCTTTTTTTATATAAAGATAAAACTAACCCGCACGGTTATATACGATATAGTTTTAATGGAATATTTCCTACTACAGGGATATATTGCGATACAGAGATTGACCCGACTAGATGGCAACAAATTTCTAAAGATACTACAATACAATTAAAGAACTATAAAACTAACGGCCGACATATTGTGTTATTATTACAACGAAATAAAGGATGGAGTCTCAAAGGTACAGACGTGCAGCAATGGACAGTAAATATAATTAATCAGCTGCGTAAATATACTAATAGGCCAATAGTGATAAGAACACATCCGGGAGACAACACTGCGCGTACTTATACACAGTCGCTATTGCGAGTATTGCAATATATGAGAAACGTTACTATAAGTAATATCGGAACTGCATTACAACAAGACTTGAATAATGCGTGGGCTGTTATTAATCATAACAGTAGTGCAGCCGTCGGACCTATCATTCAAGGATATCATTGTTTCTTAACTGACCCTATTGATAGCCAGTGCGCAGAAGTTAGCAATACAGATTTTAGTAAAATAGAAACACCTTTAGAGTTTGACAGACAAAAATGGTTAGAAAGAATTAGCATGTTTCATTGGAAGTTTAGTGAACTAGAAGATGGCAGTTGCTGGAATCACATGAGAAAATTTATATGACAATAACAGTAGTAACTACGTTCCATCACGAAGGATTAACAACATACGGGCAACGATTTATAG